GACCATGAGACTCTGCTTGGCAAGAAGATCCTGACTTCCCCTTATATGCCTGAGATCGGTGCAGGGCAGAAGGTTGTCATGTTCGGTGACCTTTCCTTCTACTGGATCGGTGACCGTCAGGGCATTACCTTCAAACGTCTCAACGAGCGTTATGCGGATATGGGGCAGGTCGGCTTCCTCGCATCCAAGCGTGTGGACGGCAAGCTTGTTCTTCCTGAAGCCATCAAGGTGCTTCAGATGAAGGGCACTGCATCTGCCTAAGTGATTTCCGGGGATGGGGTAACAAATCATTACTCCATCCCTTCTTTATGGAGGTGATGCCCGTATGGTTACGGTTGAAGAAATGAAGCAGTATCTGCGTATCGACTTTTCGGAAGATGACGGCCTTCTGGGCATCCTGATCTCCTCTGCGGAAGAGCTGTGTGCTTCGGTATGCCGCATCTCCACGGAAGAGTATCTTGCTCTTTCTGATGATAATGCCAGAACAGCGGTTCTGTATGCGGTGGCATATCTGTATGAACACCGGGAGGAAGCCGACCACCATCAGCTGACTCTTGACCTGCGCAGTCTCCTGTTCGGTATGCGTAAGGAGGGATTCTGATGAATGTTGCCCTTATGAATATCCGTATCACGTTCCAGAAGAACTCACTGATAACGGATGCCATCGGAAACCACAAGAATGCCTGGGAGGATCACTTTTCCTGCTATGCGACCTTAAATGGTGAGAGTGGTTCTGAGGATGAGACAGCCGGACAGACCGTCAGCAATGGACGATGTGCCTTTACGGTACGGTGGTGCCGTGAGACTGCGGTTGTTACGGAAACGGAATACCGCATTCTCTGGAACGGCTGTCTTTACAACATCACAGGAATTGACCATCAGAATAACAAGCGGAAGTCACTGAAATTCTGGTGCGAGAAAGTGAGGCGGTAAATATGGCGGGTTCCAAAGTATCTATAGACGGCATGGCGGATGCCATCATGAAGGAGCTGAACCAGTATGCGGATGCAGCTTCCGATGATGTGAAGTCTGCTGTGACCAAAGCCGCAAAGACCGTAAAGCAGGAGATCCAGGCTGGCGCTCCGGTACAGTCCGGCAAATACAAGAAAAGCTGGTCAACAAAGAATACAGCAGAATCCTCCAACAAACTGGAGATCACGGTGTATTCCAGAAACCGTTATCAGGTGGCGCATCTGCTGGAGCATGGTCATGCCAAGCGAGGCGGCGGACGTGTATCTGCCAGACCGCATATCGCAGCCGCAGAGCAGATGGGAATGGAACAGCTGGAAAGAGATATAGAGAGGTGTCTGCAGAATGGATAAACTGCTTGAGATCATAAAGGCCATGGGCATTCCTTTTGCCTATGACCACTTTGCGGAGGGCGAAGCTGTCGACCCTCCATTTATCTGTTACCTCCTGCCGGAGAGCGATAACTTCGCTGCTGACGGGAAGGTCTACTTCAAAGCCAATGAAGTGCATATCGAACTGTACACCGATACCAAGGACTTGTCGGTGGAGCAGAAGGTGGAAGCCGTGCTGGATGAGCATGGCATCTATTATGACCGCTCCGAGGTCTGGATCGAGAGCGAGAAACTCTATGAAGTCCTTTATACCTTTGAAATGGAGGCTTAAACGCTATGGGTAATAAAGTTAAATACAATCTGAAGAATGTCCACGCTGCCAAGCTGACAGTGAACGAAGACGGCACTTTTACATATGCCGAGCCTAAGGCGATCCCCGGTGCTGTCAGCATCAGCCTGGATGCCGAAGGTGAATCTTCTCCGTTCTATGCGGACGGCATCGTGTACTTCCGTTCCAACACCAACAACGGCTACAGCGGTGACCTTGAGATTGCCCTTATCCCGGAATGGTTCAGAACTGAGATTTTGAAAGAGGCACTGGACAAGAACGGTGTGCTTGTGGAGGTTTCCGACAACTCCGAGGCAGTCAAGTTTGCACTGCTCTTTGAGTTTGACGGCGATGTCCGTGCCATCCGTCATGTCATGTACAACTGCAGTGCATCCCGTCCTTCTATCGAGTCCGAGACCAAGGAAGAGACCATCGAGCCTGGTACGGAGACGCTTTCTCTTACTGCAGACCCTCGTGCAGACGGTCTTGTAAAGAGCCGCACCGGAGATACCACTTCCGCAGAGACCTACGAGAACTGGTATAAGACGGTGTACATCCCTGTGGAAGAGTCCAAGGGTTAACGGAGGTGTAAGCAATGCTTCAGAAAACAGTAAAGATCGGTGACAAGGAGGTAGCATTCCGCTCCTCCGCGACTATCCCTCGTCTGTACCGAATCAAATTCAAGAGGGACATTTTCAAAGACCTGTCCAAGCTGGAGGCTTCTTATAAAGGGGCTTCCGCAGAGGGCGGGGCTTTCCAGATCGAAGACCTGGAGATCTTCGAGAACGTGGCCTATATCATGGCGTTCCATGCAGACCACACCATTCCGGATAATATTGATGACTGGCTCGACCAGTTTGAGATGTTCTCCATCTATGAAGTGCTTCCCGAGATCCTGGAACTCTGGGGTACGAACCTCATCACGGATGTGCAGTCTAAAAAAAACTTGGCCGCAGTAACCGCGAAATGACAACACCGTTATTCCTCCTCCGCTGTACGGAGATAGGTATTTCTATCCGTGACCTTGACCTGCTTACCATCGGTATCGTGATGGATATGTGGACGGAAAAAGGCAACGACAGTGCGAAATATAGTACGACCATTACAGCGGGCCAGGAGGAATTCGACAGATTCTGATAAAGATGTGGGGGTGAAACGATGATCATTCAGGGGACGAATGTTCCTATCACACTGACCTTTCCGGTGAACATGGATAAGGCAAGAGAGATCGAAGTGTCTCTGCTGACGGAGGGCGGTCAGGAACTGAAGCACTGGAGCCGGGATATGCTTTCCGTTGACGGATGCATCGTGTTCTGCAGTCTGACTCAGGAAGAGACCATCACGTTTCCCGCCTGCCGATGCAGGATCGAGGTCAAGTGGCTGGATGAACACGGGCGTGTGAATTTTGCCGATGTGATATATGACCGCATCTCATATAGAGCAGACAAGACCGTGATGGGTGCAGCAGATGGCACGGATCATTCCGGCTGAAGAAGGCAGGACGCATAAGGTATCTGCGGATACCTGTCCTGTCAGCTATGAAGTAAAGGTCCTTACGGAAACGGTAGTAAAGACGGATGCGGCTGAACGCTACCGGGGTCCGTATACTGCCGTTCCGCAGACAGTGCCGGTTCGGCTGGAGACCAAAGACCGATATCTCACAGAAGATATCACCATTTTTCGTATCCCATACTGGGAAACAGCAAACCGGGATGGGACTACAGTCTATATAGGAGGCGGAGAAAACAATGGCATATAACAAGATCATATACGGCGGCAAAACACTTATCGACCTTACCGGAGATACCGTAACTGCTGACCGATTGCTGAAAGGAACGACTGCCCATGACATGTCCGGTGAAGTCATCACAGGCAGCTGTAATTTCGACAGCGATACTTCCGGGGCAACAGCGGCGGTAGCGGAGATCCTTGCAGGCAAGACTGCTTTTGCCAGAGGAAGCAAGGTCACAGGCACCATGCCCAATAACGGCAGTGTCAAAAAGACCATCACAAAGAAGGCTGATAAGATCAGCATCGCCCAGGGCTATCATGACGGCAGCGGTTATGTCAGCATCGATGAGGTCGAACAGGAAAAGCTGATCGCTGACAATATCCGAAGCGGCATCACTATCCTTGGTGTAACAGGCTCTATGTCCGGCACAGAGGATGTAACTGCACAGAGCAGAAGCGTAGTGCCTTCCACTGTCGAGCAGACCATTACCCCAGAGGAAGGCTATAATTATCTGTCTTCCGTCACTGTGGCAGCTATCCCTTATACCGAATCTGAAAATGCGGCGGGAGGCATTACGGTCACGATCGGAGGCTGATGCTATGGCGGTCAGTAAAGTTGTCTATGGTCAGGAGACCATCATAGACCTGACACAGGATACCGTGACAAAAGATACACTGCTTGCAGGGGTAACGGCACATACCGCATCGGGCGAAAAGGTCGATGGTGCTGTTGCATTCATTTCCGTGTATTCCGGGAGCAATGCACCGGATGACAGTCTGGGAGAAGATGGTGACATCTATTTCCTGATATAAGGAGGCAGGCATGACAATCACAGTATCTAC